ATATAGGTATTTTGGATGATAATAATAATGTTTCATATTGTTTATTTGATAAATGTAATAATTTAATCCTACAACAAGAATGTCTGCCACAATCTGCCACACCCGCGATTTTAGCTTGATAATCTGTTTTTGAAATAATTATATTTCTACCACTTGCTTTTATTAAATCTGTTAAATAATTTGGTAAATTTTCGTCATAATGTACTTTCGATTTTACTACTAAAGGTTCAAATCCGTATGGATCCATATAATTTAATTGCCCATTACTATCATTAAATAAAGCTACATAATGACCACTATATTGTGAATTTTCATAAAAAATAACTGTATAACCTTCTTTTCCTAAAACTTGATTTAATGTTTTATAATTTTTTAAAGATGAAAAGGGTGTTGGAGGTTTTCCTATTAACTCTTTTATATTTTCACCACTTAATGGCTGTAATATATTCCATTTTACAATTTCTTCAAATGACATCTATATATTAATACAATTATATTTAAAATTTAATGTGTAATTTTCCACCTTTTAATTTACCCTTTTTAATAGCTTTAATGGCATGGTTTACACGTCCTTTTAATGTTTTCTTTGGATTTTTAGGATGTTGTGACAATCCATAAATAAATCCTTGTAACTTCGGATTTGAATAATGTTTTGAAATTTCAGACATGACAACATCATGACGTTTTTTTGGATATAAACCAAAACCTTGGGGCATTTCCTCTTCTTCTTCATCATCTTCATGTTCTTCAGGCATGGGTTCTGCTTCTATTTTTTTTTGATGTCGTTTATCTCTGTTTGATTTTTTTTCTGATTTTTCAGGTTCATAATCTGTTATATCAAATTCCCTTGTAAATCGCTGTCTATCTTTTTTAGAAAGGACACGAAAATTTTTACGTTCTTTTTTTCTGGCTAGTCTTAAATTTTCTCTATCTAATCTATCCTTTTCTATTTGTGCATTCATTAGTTTTTCCTCATCATCTCTTTCTTTTTCGATTTCTCCTTTACGTTTAAATAATGGATTTCTAATTTTATTATAAGTCATACTGTCGATTTGTTTATTTTTATATTCAAGTTCGTTTTCTTCTATTAATCTATTTACTTTATCCAAATCAAAAGTTGAAATCGTATTAATTAACTGTTGTTCGCGCTCATCTACGGCTCGCTTAAATTTAACGAACAACATATCGCGAATTTCACCTTTTTTATAAGAATTTGTTAATTCACCAAAAATTTCATGAACAGTTTTAAAATCTGGCAATCTCGAAATATCTCTTAATGTATCATTAATTTCTGCTTCGGTCATCAGTTCTTTTTTGCCGTTCTTGAGTTCTTCATTTTTCATAATAGCTTGTCTATTTAGTTTGCGAACACGGCTTTTTTCTAATCGTTCTACGGCTCTTTCTGAAGGTGACAATACTTTAACAACTGCTGGAATTTTTTTATCTTTTATTTCTTTTAATAAATAAGCATATTCTTTTAATCGCGAGTTACCCACATCGCGTTCAATATCTCGAAGTCTCGTATTATCTTCAAGTGTTCCTTCCCGTTTTAAATCGGGGTATTTTTCCCAAAGTTTATTTATTTCTTCAAAAACTTTTTCAGTGCTTTGTTTCTTTTCAATTTCTTTGTTAAAATTAAGAGTTTTTTTAATTTTTTCCATTAAATCTTTGCGATTATCTTTATTTTGTAGTAAAGCATTATGAACTTTTTCATATTTTGCGGGTTCTAATTCATCGATATAATCTCTGTCATATTGTTTTAATTTAATTTCAAGTTTATCACCTTCTAATTTATTTTCTTTCAATGCATCTTGTAATTTTTTTAATCTATCTTGTTGTGTCTTTTCAAGAGTTGAAACTGGTTTAATATATTTTAATTCAGATGCTTTTCGTGCTTCTTCATTCATTTTTTCAACTTCTCTTTTCGCCAAAACTTCAGAAAAAGATAACCCTTGTTCTTCAATTTCTTTTGGTGTTTTTAAAGAATATGATTTCGGTTTCACTAATTTTTTTAATTTTTCATTAAATTCTTTAGCGCTTTTCGCTTTAGATTTTGTAGATACTGGATAATATCGTGACATTGTATATATTAATATACAAAGAATTTAAATTAATAATTATATATTAATTTTAATTTAGTAATAAAATTGAACAATCTGTTACACAATACATAGGCGATGTTTTACATATAAAATAACCTCTTGTATTTTGTGAATATAATAAATCTAATTGTGATTGCTTTAATCCGGCATATGTAGATAATAGATTTGATGCATGCATCCAATTATTTTTAAATACAATAAAATATTGTGATTCGAGAATAACTTTTGATGTTTTTTTGGCATCTAAAGCCACATGCGACACGCTTAATATTTTTAGTTTGCGTTTTCTATAATCTGCCAACATTTTATCTCTTATTGACTCGACATATTTATTATTTGCCATAGCTTCGGTATCATCGAAAATAATAACAGAACCTATGGGAATTGATTTAATATTAAAATCCTCTTTATTTTCTTTTTCATATGCTGGAATATCAATATAAATTAAATTTTTGAAAATCTTTTTAAATGATTCATCATTATCACATGGTCCTATTAAAAATATTCCCGCTCCTTTTGGTATTAAATCACGATTATTATAAATAAATTCAGATATATAATAAGATTTACCGCTTCCACTCATTCCAGAAACAAAACACGAAAAATAATCTGTATTTATTTTTGGATAAACAATATTTGATTTAAAATTTAAATATTTTTTTAAAGAATTATTTACAAATTCTAAACCATCTTCAAATATTTTATATAATTTTCCATTTAATTTATCCGCTTCTGTGTTATCGTCATAACATATTATTAATAAATCTTTTTCTTTTTTTGAAATTGGACGTTTTAAATTTGACAAATAATCTTGAAATACTTCTTTTTTATTTTCATCAGATGTTTCTATTTGCGGTTTTTCTTTATTATCGAAAGTTTCTTTAATGTATATCGATGTTGTCTTTTTACCTTCGACAACATTAGCCACGATTTTATTTTTATCTTTTTTGAAAGTAAGCATATATATATTAATATGACAAATTTATTATATTAATAAAATAATTTAATACATACCCCCAAAAGCATCTAGATCCAAAGCATATTTTCCATTTCCACCTGTTACACCTATATTTCCCGCTGTAATATTTCCCGCTGTTATTCCCGCTCCTGTAACTCCTGCTCCTGTAACATGACCACCAGATAATGATTTTTTAGAAGGGCGACCTTTTGGTTTAACAGAAACTGTTTCAGATGTGTTTCTATATTTTTGTCCTAATGCCCCTAGTCTTTCTTTTGCTGGTAAATGTTTTACCAATTCATAATTTTGTTTCACGTATTCAGAAAATGCTGTCATATTATATATATACTATATTAATATTTTAATTTAAATATTAATATTTATTTTTTAATTTATTTATTCAATTATTTATTTAAGATGTCCATTTTGCAAGATGTCCGAGTACCTTTTTACCTGCATCAGAACCTAAAAATTCAACACCTTTGTTTACTGCCTTTTTAACGAGGTTAGCATGTTTACCGCTAAATAGACCGCTACCGGTCATATTAAGTCCGAGACCTTCCTCATGAATTGCTGGAACTGTTGAAGCTTTTCTTACATCTTCCGCTGTAACTGAACCAATCATATAATTACATGCGCCACGCGCGGGGACAATCGCTTGGCCCGAGTACTGGGGCAAGATAATGAATTCAAGATTTGCTGCTAAATCTTCTAACATTGCCGCAACGGTTCCCGCACCACCAAATACATTACTAGCCAAAAGATTTACAATTGAAACTTTGACTTGAACTCTGAAATTGATATTTGCGGGTTCACCAACAACTGTGTCTGATGGTAAATCAAGGCCTATATCGTCAGTAGGGGAAAAACACATATAACCACCACTTCCAAGAGCCCAATCATGGAAAGATTGATTATTTCCGTTTCGGTGTGACATTTCCCAAAGCTGTTGGACAGACATATTGTTAAATGCGCTACCTTTTGTTCCGATTTGTACTAAAAAGCGCCCTTGCTCTTGAATATTTCCATCAATACCCAAAAATGATAAACAAACATCATCATTAAGAAGGCGAGTTCCGCCTGCACCTTGAAGATTATTATTTCGAGATGTAAGAGTTCGACGAACACCAATATAAATTCGATCGGGAAGAGCATTAAGTCGAATAGTTTGAGAAGTTAGACTTAAATCTGAACCCGCAAGAGCTATAACAGAAGTTGAAGCAACTTGTTGTTGAAATGGAGTAAACACCGAATAGTCAAACGCAACCTCTTTTGGAATTTTAATGACGTTTGTATCGACTGTTATAAATCCAACTTCGAGATTTGCATTTGAAACAGAGCAAAGTAATACGGCGGGGTTTAGAGTTGACACAACCATATCACTATAATTTGATATATTCAGATTAAGTGAAAATTGATTTATGTTATACATAAATGCCTCTTTATCATTAATACATAGAGGACTAATTAAAAGCGGTTCTGAAACGGTAAAGGTCCATGTATCAAAACCCGCGGGTTGATTTACTTGAACACCTGTACATAAAAACGAAGCCCGTGAAGGGGTTGAATCGTCAATGCACTGTTGATAATTTGCATAAGGTTGATTTACAAGAGAACGACCGGCAACTGTTCGAGAACCAAAAATGGCGGTGTTTGTTTGGTCAACAAGAAGGCCATAATCTGGCATTGATGGACAACCAAGATTTTTAATTAAATGTAAATTCATGGTACGAGCAAGGGCACCAAGCATTAAACGGGGTTGAGATGATGTAATTGATGTGTTTAAACCAAGATTTGCGACATCCGTAACACTCATAAGGGGGAATTGTCGAAGAATTGTATTTACTGTGACGTCATTGTTAAATTGGGGAAGAACAACCCCTACACCTGTTGTACATTTTACGGTTAGAGTATAGTTTATATTTACTTTTTTACTCATACATGTATTTTCTGCATTGGGAACTTGGAAATTATTTATTTGAATTGTCGAGCCATAGGTTGTTTGTGTGTCGAATGGTACCTGTTGATAGATTATTTGACGACCACTGATCGGAATTTTGAAAACCTCGGCGCCGGTACTTATTCGCGAATCTTGAACAAAAACTTTTTCTGTTTCCATTTCTTATATACATTAGATACATATTATTTTTAAATTTATATATTAATTTAAAAATAAATTTGACGTATTAATTTATTTAATTATTTAATTATTTATTTAATATTTTTTAATAAAATTTAGTTTTGCGCTAAATGCTTGTTGAGGATTTAAATATAATTGATAATTTGTAAAATCTGTGTAACTATAGTAAATATTTAAATCTATCTTGTCTAATGATAAATTTGAATACATTGTATAGGGTCTTAATAGGGCTGGTTGAAAATATATTACTATACCTATATTATCTATCCATTCATCAGTTAGACAATCTATATCAGTAATTACTCTATTAGATGATATGGGGCCATAATAATTTCCATTTACAAATATAGTTGTTGTCGCAAATAACAATTTATCTAATCTGTTAAATTTATAGATTGTTTTTTGATTTTGTGTTATTGAACCACTTTCTGAAAGTGTTATAACATTACTTATATTTGAAAAAGCGCATATAGTCATTAATGCCGTATTAAATTCAATTGAATTATTTATATTTGCTAAAACTGGGTCATATGTTAAAGTTAATAGACCTGTTGTATAATTTAAAGTCATTACTGGGGCTGTTTGTAATAATGCGCCTTGTGATTTTAATTCTGTGTAAATTAATACAAAAGTCGCATTTATTGCATCAATTAATTGTTTCATGAAATAAATTGAATAATCACCGGCTGATATATCTGAACCATTTTTGGCATATATCAAATTTACGTCTGTTAAAGCT